TATATTAATTATAAATAATTCAGAAAAATATTCTCTAATATATACATATTGTTTTCTGTCGGTTTTGTCGGGCAGTTAGGGCAGTTATATTAAATATTAAACGGCAAATCTTCATCTTCAACATCTTCTTCTACAAAATCACCGTCATCTTCATACAGACAAATACAACGTATTCTTGTACCGTTTATCTGCACTTTAACGGCAAGATTACGACCGTCTGTTTTAGCAAGTTTGCCGTTTCGTGCCATCCATGAAAGTGTTGACTGTGGATTGAAATTGCCGCCTTG